TCTTCATTCAAAGCCAAATTAGCGTATAATCAAGCAGAACCTGTTATAAAGTTTGCAGACTTATCTGATATTAAAATTGCATCTACACTAGTTGATCCAACTGCTGATTCTACTGAAATTGCTACTGAAGGTGTTACTAAAGAGATAGAAGAATCAGTACCTTATAAGGAATTTGAAGGTGGATATGTAACGTTTGAGGGCAAACATATGCACCGAGATGTGCTAAAAGATGCACACCCGGAATTCTTTAAAATCAAAGCTGACGGAGCGACCCCGTCAAATACAGGTTTCGGTGTTAGTTTCCCAAAAGAATCAAAAAGAGGTGATGTGTTTGTTCGTGTAGATGCATTACCAAATCGTGTCTTTAAGTTTGACGGTAATAAATGGATTGAGGTCCGTAAGGAACAATCGGATACTTACCTACACAATGAAATGTATATTCAACATTTAATTAGTAAAATTGACAGTGGTGAATATGATATTGAATTATTAACTGATACTGAACGTGAACAAATTGCAGAGCACTTAACCCGAAATCCAAAAACTATTTGACCGTTTTACATTGACACCAAATACCTAATATAGTATACTATTAGTATCGTAACTCTATATTAGGTATATCATATGAAATACACATTACTAGCATTAGCTATTGCATCTTTAGTGGGATGTTCTTCCACTAAACGAGGCGAAGGTGAACTTGATCCAATTCGTTCACAAAAACTATCAACATCATTTAAAAGTGATACCATTAAAATTGAAACTGATTGTAGTTGGTATACTATTAACAAATCAGATTGTGCTATTATCTCTATTGAGTCTACTGGTACAGCATCGTCTAATGGAAATACTGAAAGCAACCTACGCACAGCATTAATTCGTGCAGGTGATAAAGCCCGTGCTAATGTTCGTCATTTTATTCAGGAAGATATTTCTAGTTCACGTGTGAATAACACCATTGCTAAAAACGTAGAAAAAGCAAACGACCGACTAAAGAGTCGTACCAACATCGGTGAAGAAGTTAAAATGAGTGATACTGATGCAGAGAAAGATACTAATTACTCTATCCGAGAGAATAGCAATGATACTGCATACCAGTTAACTGAGTCAATTCGTGTTAATGCAAGTGGCATTTTGCGTGGATTCAGAGTTGCCAAACAAGAAGTTGTAGGTAAGCAAGCGGTGACCGTTACTATACGTTGGGATAAAGAATCAGAGCGTACTAGCAATAGTTTGCGTAAACAATTCGGTAACTGATTATGCGTTGGCTACTGTTAGTAGCGTGTTTGTTATTGTCAGCCTGTGCGGCTACATCTAAAAACACCTATATTCGTACTTCAGGCACTGGTGCTAACTTTGAACTAGCCAAACAGAATGCGTTCCGTGAAGCTATCCAAATTAAAGTTGGTGCACTTGTGTTAAGTGAACGTGAGTCAAATGCCTATAGACTAGTTAAAGATGATATCTTAGTTTATAGTGCAGGCTACGTGGAAGATTTTAAAGTCATATCAACTACCACAGTAAACAAAAACGTAGTTGTCACTATGGATGTAATGGTTTCTAGCAGTAAAATTGCCGATAGTATTCTATCTAAGAAAGATAATACAAAAGTCTTTTCCGGCGATCAGATGACTGCACAATATGGTACTTACTTAGAACAGCGAAGTAAAGGTAACGAGGTATTGAATAATCTGTTGACTAGTTACCCCAACAGAGCTTATCAACTTAAGTATGGGCCCACAGCCTTTAAACACGATGGTTATGGTAATGCAATTTATATTGTTCCATACGAATTAAAGTACAATCAAAAATGGATTGAGGGCTTAAACGAGACCGTAAAACTATTGAGTGATAGTGAGAATGGATTAACAGGAGAGATGCTTAGAACTACCAGAGACGGACGGTCCTATCGTTCATTGGGTGAGATTAAATTGTTAGGTACTAGATACCATTTCAATGACCGTCGTCGGGTAGAATCATTCATTAGTACCATTCATACTAGGAATCAATTAAGAATTAATGTAAAATTCTACAATCATAATAAGATGTTATATAGCGAATGTTGGACACCGAATGGTGTTAGTGGTAACTTCTATCAAATAGATAATAACACTTTTACTATTCAGAACGCCAACGCTTCTGAAAAACATTTCTTAGAAATCAAATACAATATAAAGTCACAATTGTTCAATGTAATTAACGTTGCGGATAAGATTGAAGTATCAGTTCAATCACGTGAATATTGTGATAGAAATAAATTAGCAGTAAATTAAAAGATAGATAAGTAAATATATGACAGAAAAATCAACTAAACCTTTTAGCCACTTTTGTTCCTTTTGCGGTGCAAGCAAGGAAAGTGTTAAAAAACTTGTAGTAAGTGAACAAGTTGCAATTTGTAGCGATTGTATTGAACTTTGCCAAGAACTTATTATATCTGATGATGTAATAGTAGAGGATAAACCAGAAGAAATTTCGTATGATCCTGAATCAATTAACGCATATCTTAACGAACACGTGATTGGACAAGAATCTGCAAAGATGGTATTAAGTGTGGCAATTGCTAATCACTATAAACGTATCAATAAACCACCAAAAGATTTAGAAATCTCTAAGGGTAATGTTCTTATCGTAGGACCAACTGGTTCAGGTAAAACACTACTTGCAAAAACTGTAGCAAAGTATTTGAATGTTCCGTTTGTAGTAGCCGATGCTACTAGCTTAACAGAAGCCGGATACGTAGGTGATGACGTTGAATCAATGATTAGTATGCTAGTCAATGCCGCAGGTGGTGATCCTAGACTAGCAGAACGTGGTATTGTATTTGTAGATGAGATTGACAAAATTGCACGTAAGGGTGAGTCTACTAGCATTACACGTGACGTATCAGGTGAAGGTGTACAACAAGCACTATTAAAATTAGTTGAAGGTACAGTTTGTCGTATTCCTGCTGGTGGAGGACGTAAACACCCCGGTGGTGATATGATGGAGATCAACACTAAGAATATCTTGTTCATTGCAGGCGGTGCTTTTGTTGGATTGAAAGAAATTATTAATAATCGTATGAACGGTACGAGTATGGGTTTCAGTGCTACGATTAAACAATCTAAACTTGAAGGTGATCTAAGTCAGGTTACACCTGATGATTTAACTAAATTCGGTATGATTCCTGAGTTCATCGGTCGATTTACTACCAATGTAAGTATCGGTGATTTGACTAAGGATGAGTTAGTCAAAGTGTTAACAAACGTTAAAAACAATTATATTTCACAGTATGAATACTTACTAAGCATTGATGATATTGATTTAACATTTGAGGATTCTGCTATTGACCAACTTGCAGAAAACACACTAAAACTTAAGACAGGTGCACGTGGGTTACATAGTGAGATTGAGCGAGTATTAATGCCTCATATGTATTACACTAAAAAGTACCGTGAAAATAATATCAAAAAGATAAATATTGATCAGGAGCAAGTTTTAAACCCCAAAGCATTGATTTAAGTTGCTCTATATAATAGATTTTTTTACGTATTTTTATTTAATAAATACGTATGTAGATGCCGATGGTCGGGTCTACAAATAGTCATCTTGCTTAATAGGAGAAAAATATGACAAAAACTTTAACCCTTCGTTCCCTTGACATTCCCTCAATTCACAAATTTGGTATCGGTTTCGATAATATGTTTGATGAGTTACTGAGATTGAATGCTCAACAAGGACAAACAAACTATCCCCCTTATAACGTAGTAAAACTAACAGAAGATACCTTCAATATTGAAGTAGCTTGTGCCGGCTTTGCTGAGGGCGAAATCAGTATCAAACTAGACAACCGTGTATTAACTATTACCGGTAACAAAGTTATAGAAGATACTGCGATAGAGTACTTACATAAAGGAATTAGTGACCGTGGATTTATCCGTGAGTTTACTATTGCTGAACACGTAGAAGTTGTAGGTGCAGTAATGAAAGATGGTATCTTGTCTATTAATCTGGAACGAATTATTCCAGAAGAAAAGAAACCGAAATCTATTGCAATCTCTTACACTAAATAATATAATGTAAGTTCAATTAGTGTGCGGCGAAAGTCGCACACATTAACAGGAAATATAATGGCAAACAGCGAAACTAGAACTAAACTTAGCGTAAACACAAATCTTGCAGAACCTCCGATGTTCAAAATCATTTATATGAATGATGAAGTTACTTCAATGGAGTTTGTCGTAGGATCACTTATTGAATTTTTTAATTATACTCAAGATACCGCTATGAATATTACTACAGGCATTCATCAATTAGGGAGTGCAGTAGTTGCCATTCTACCGTACGAGATAGCCGAACAAAAAGGTATCGAAGTGACCATCTCAGCGAGAGCACAAGGATACCCTTTGCAAATTAAAATTGAAGCAGAAAATACTTAAACAGTATCTAGTCGTTTAGCCCAATATGGGCGCCTCTTATAATAACTATTATTGACAAAGTTGATACCATTAAAAGTAGTATCAACTGTTTTGTTGTAAGACCCATAGATCCAGTGCTTGACTTTCTTCTCTGTGTCTTTATTTAAAATCTCAGTTAGTTGCACTTGTTCTAAAATGTTACTAGGTTCTTCACCGAAAAACATTTCAGGACAGGGCGCACTACTAGTGACTAATACAACTGTTTTTACATCTACGTGGAGCTGAAGTTGTTCAATCGTTTTTGCTAGATAAGCAATATCTTCAAAACGTTGAATTTCTTTCTTGACCTCATACATATAATTTTCAGTATCAGGTGTACCATACCAACCATTACCACCGATCAATGCGACACCATTTAATACAACGACTTGTGTTCGTAAGAATACTACGTTGGCAATAGTTTTGCAAATACGTTCGATTTCTCTATGTCTCAGTGCAATCTTTTCATGACCTTCGTGTTCGTGATATCCATCAATGTAAAAGACACCTTGGTAGAACTTTGATAAGTGCCGCAAGGTCTGTGTAATAACCTTAACATCATTACTGATATTCCCGGCTACTACACAGTACAAACTAGTTGCTTTACCTTCCCAATTGAAACTTTCCTCTGAGGTGAGGAACAAGTCGCTTATAACGTCAAAACCAATGGTCATGCAAATCAGTGTTTGATGTTTACTTAGCTACTGTGTTTTTTGGTGCAGATGCTTTTCCACCGGCTTTAGCTGTAGGAGTTGCTTTTGGTGCTTTTGGCGCCGCTGGCTTCTTTACTGCTTTAGGCGCCGCTGGGGCCTTAGCTGGGGCCTTAGTTGCTTTAGCGACTGCTGCCGGAGCCTTACCTGCTGTCTTACCACCTGCTTTTGGGGCTGGGGCAGGAGCCGGAGCTTCTTCTACGGGTGCTTCAACTACTGGGGCGGGTGCGGGTGCTGATTCTGCCTCTACTTTATACGGAGCTTCCGTTGTAGTTGAGGATCCTTTATCTTTGAAAAAGAACCACCAAACTGCAATCCCAGCTATTACCAAACCAATTACTATTTCCATTTTTTATCTCCTAAACATATATTTACTTCCGGAATACGAAAAGCATATTTTTTACCTAAGAAATTGAATAAAATGACACACTACTGTATAATAAATACATTATGCACTCAACTAGCAAACGACTAATTAAATGGATGGATGAACCATTGCCCGGGCTATATCAGCAAAAAAGGCTGTTATTTAGACCGGATATCTATGATATGATAGCAATATACAAAACGTTAAATTATGCTATTTTTGATAACGAATTATATATGCCCCGAATGCGATTAGCACCTAGATGCAGAACGTACTGGGGCATTTGTATGGCATCATATGAAAAAGATGCGTACACTAAAAGTTACTGCACAATCAAAATGATGGACAAATGGTTTTGCAGACAATGGTTTATTACCGTACTAGCACACGAAATGTCTCACCAATATCAGTGGGATATTCTAGGTGAAGAGCGTAATAAAGAAGGTAAAGCAAGTATAATGAGTCACGGTCCTAGCTTCTTTTATCACAGAGACCGTATGGCAGAACACGGCATCTCTTTAAAAATATCACATAGCCAACGCAAGTGGTTTGAACACCAAAACTTCTTTAAATGTTGATAGATTATTGCATATATAAAGTATGCAATATTCTGAACTACTTATTGAATACTCTGATCCAACTAATGTATTGGACCCGATTACAATACGTTTCAAATTAAATAACTATTCTATTGTTGAGAGATGGGTCAATAAAGTAATAGAATCTAAGAACTTATATAGCATTGATGATCCAAAAAGATTTTATGGATTCAATCAATTTGAACAAGAAATACAATACGCAGTTTCTACAATCAATAGTCACATTGATACGATAAACAATTATCAAAACATCATTACACGTAAGGTATCTAATAACATTGACCAAGATACACTTAATTATCTACATCATATCTTTGAAGTATATCACGGGATGTTAGATAAACAAGACCATGAATTTTGGATGAATGCACCAGCGAACGTGCATCACGCACTTGCACAACTGAACATAGAGGTGCATAGGTGTGAGTCATTAGTTGAAGGAGTACGTAATGTATTACCAAGACACGTTGTAACTTGGTTCGGACTACCTAAACGAGAGACACTAGAACTAACTGATTATGAACACTTTACTGATTTTTATAAATTTGGAACAGTATATCTCAACTACGTAGAAATTGGAAAGACTCTTGAGGATCTGTCTATAGACAATGACAGGTATATTTCCGATGAAGCATTTAAACCATTCTATTATTACAGCAGTGACTTTGTAGTAAAATATTATGGAAGTTCCACTGACAGCTGGAGAGAGGGTAGAGTTAGGATGAACAAGTATTATAAAGAACACCAAGAATTTTTTATGAGTCGTGGCTTACCTTTATCACATCCACATTGCAGACCCGGACTAATTCCATTAGCTGAATTGATGCCTTGCCCATTTGATATAGTTGGCGAGATAAGAAAACGGCAATATGTATCCAATGTATCTTTCAAATAACACTTGACTTTTGTTGTCAGTTTGTTATATAATAAACACTCTTTAACTATAAGGAATTTTATGAGCTTAGTACCAATCGTTGTAGAACAAACAAGTCGTGGTGAACGCAGTTATGATATCTACAGTCGCTTAATGCGTGACCGTGTTATTTTACTTGAGGGTGAAGTTCACGACCAAATGGCAAATCTGATTGTTGCCCAATTGCTTTATTTAGAAAGCGAAGACCCTGAGAAAGATATCAGCTTGTACATCAATAGCCCGGGCGGTAGTGTTACTGCTGGAATGGCCATCTATGACTGTATGCAATTTATCAAGCCTGATGTACAAACTATTGTAATGGGTCAAGCCTGTTCAATGGGTTCATTGCTTGCACAAGCAGGAGCTAAAGGTAAACGTAGTATTCTACCCAATGCACGACATATGATTCACCAGCCAAGTGGTGGCGCACGTGGCCAAGCAACTGATATGTTGATTCAAGTAGAAGAAATTCTTGCTATGAAAAAATCATTGACTCAAATTTACGTTGACCATAATAGTGCAGGTAAAACTTTTGATGACTTATCAAAAGATATGGAACGTGATTTCTTTATGAGTGCGGAGCAAGCAGTAGCATATGGTCTTGCAGATAAAGTACTTAACAAACGTGTGTAATGATTGAGTTCTACGGTGATAGTTTTAGTGCTGACACGCACGGCTGGCCTTCAATGTTAGCAACAAAACTATCTAGCGATTTAAATAACCACAGCGTTAGTGCATCTAGTATTACTGAAACTATTATATCTCTCAAGGATAAAGATAGTTTCGGTGATATCGTTTGTATTACTGTCAGTTCACCTGATAGAATTTATCATCCTGATTATTTGATACACCATTCATTAACAGGTGATCGTCCTACTATTATGCAACGTGGGCTTGTTAACTCGGCAAGTAAAGAATTAGAATCTGCTATCAAATACTATTATACCTATTTAGAAAATGATATCAATAGAACTATTAGATATGAATGTCAGTTTAACTGGATGTTAAATTTAACTAACAAACATCCTAACACAAAATTTATATTGATTCCTTGTTTTGAAAATAGCAATATCGTATGTGAAAAATTTAATGCTATCATCACTAGTCCATTGTTAATAGATATTTGGAAAAATAACACTAGAAATATACCTGATGTGAATCATTTAACAATGAAGCAAAATAAACAATTTGCTGACCAAATTTATCAATACTTATTAGACTATGATACTAATAAATCCAAAACAGTAAAAATATTGTTTAAATGAATGGGTGAGGATCCAATATTTGACAATAAATGGATAGTCTGCTATAATTGTCTTTTAGGGGATAAAAATGCACAAACTAATTAAAGATGGAAAAGTAGCTGTATTGTACAGTCCCGGATTCGGTGCAGGCTGGTATACTTGGAATCTCAAAATGCCCGAACTTATTTTTGAACCTGCTATTGCCCAATTTGTATTGGACGAAAAGTTTGATGAACTACAAACTTATGTGGCA